AGTTGCAAAGAACAAAGAAACAGCAACAACAACAAGAACAAGATCTAATGGTACATCAGAGTTTATTGCATACTATGTTGATCGTGGCAATGTTTATGTTTTTGTTATTGAGAAGTATGGATTGGATGCTAAGAAACAAGCAGCTTGGGATAAGAAAAAGCAATCGGTTAAATACACGAGGAAATTATCTGCTCTGAATATTTCTCCAGATGTTATTCCATAACGAATAAATAGTTTGATCAATTAGTGCTTTTATTCTTTTCCTTAAAGGCTGCAATCTGATTATACTGAAAATGAAGTGATAAGTCAAGGAGTTTTTATGAAAATACATGATTCTTTAGTAAATTTGTTTGAAACATACATTGCAGAGAGCGATAAGTTTGAAACAGGCAATAAATCAGCTGGTACAAGAGCAAGAAAAGCACTTGCAGAGATCAGCAAAATGTGTAAAGAGCGTAGAGCAGAGATTCAAAACTCTAAAAACGAAGGATAAATAACACGTGGCGGATACTATCTTCAGCGATCTAAACCTTGCTTTTACTGCGCATCCAGTAACTGGTGCGCTTTCACGCAAATTAGAACGAGAAGCAGTTCGCCAATCTGTTAAATCGCTTGTCTTAACAAATAGAGGCGAGCGTCCATTTAAACCCGACATTGGTTGTTCTATTCGCAGTTATTTGTTTGAACTTTGGACGCCGATGGTTAAGCAGCAAATGGAACATGCTGTATTAGAGGTTATTCGTAATTACGAGCCAAGAGCAAGAATTATTCGACTTGTAATTAACGATAACCCAGATATGAATTCATTGATTGTGTCAATAGCATTTATGATCAAGAATGACCCGAATCCAGTAACACTGGATGTAATCTTAAGCAGAGTACGATAATGGCAACAGCAAACACTTATCTAAGAGTTACTGAACTTGATTTTTCAGGTATTCGAGATAATTTAAAATCATACCTTAGCACTCAATCTCAGTTTCAAGATTACGACTTTGAAGGTTCTGCTATGGCAGTCCTTCTTGATGTGCTTGCTTATAATACACATTACAATGCATACTATCTAAATATGCTCGCTAATGAGATGTTTCTTGATACTGCGCAGCAGCGTGACTCAGTTGTATCACGTGCAAAAGAACTGGGTTATGTTCCTGTATCTGCTATTGGCGCAACTGCTAATGTTCAGGTTACATTTACTGGCGTTGCATCAGGAACAACTCAGTTTACAATTCCAAAGAATTCTAAATTTACAACAACGGTTGATGATGTAACTTATACTTATGTAACACCTGAAGCATACAAAGTTGTAAGGAACAACGGCGCATATTCACGCTCAATTAATATTAAAGAAGGCGAGCCACTTACGCATCGCTTTACTGTTGGTGTTGCTGGTCAACGATACATTCTGCCGAATCAGTATATTGATACATCAAGTATCACTGTATTTGTTCAAGAATCCGCCACTGATACTACGCAAACTGAATTTACACGTGCAACGAATATCAATCAGGTGTTCTCAACTTCTCCAGTGTATTTCTTAGAAGAAGTTGCTGATCAAAAATATGAAATTCTTTTTGGTTCAGGTGCACTTGGTAAAGAGGTAAAAAGCGGCAACATTATTATTGTAAGTTATCTTGTTTGTAACGGCAGCGCAACAAATGGTGCTTCTGCATTTAGTGTTGATACATTAAATGTTGGAGTATCATATTCAGCTGCAACACTGGTAACGAATAGCACTGCTCGTGGCGGTCGTTATCCAGAAACAATTTCTTCAATTAAATTTAATGCTCCACGCAACTACCAGACGCAAAACAGAGCGGTAATTAATGAAGACTATCAGCGTATCCTTTTGTCTGAAAACGCCGACCTGCAGTCTGTAGTGGCATTTGGCGGAGAGCAAGCGAATCCTCCAGTCTATGGTAAGGTGTACATTGCTGTCAAACCTTTCGGCGAAGAGTTTGCTACTCAAAACCGCAAAGCGCAGGTTCGTGCTTCTATTCTTGATCGTACTCCTCTTGGTATTGATCCAGTTGTAATTGATCCAGACTACACTTACTTGATTCCTAACATTACAACATATTATGACAAAACTAGAACACGTGTAACAGAAGCTGCGATTGAAGCGAATATTCGTGCAACAATTGCTACATTTGCTACAAACAATCTTGAGCGTTTCGGAAATCGTTTGCGTTATTCTCGTTTCGTTCGTGCGCTGGACAATGTTACAGTAGGTGAAATTCTTAACAATGATGCAACAATTAATCTAGAAAAGCGTTTTGTTCCAAATGTTAATGCTGCTGAAAAAGTTGAACTTGCATACAACAACCCTATTCGTCCAGAATCAGTAACATCAACTGAATTTACATACAGCGGTTTCTCATGTTACTTTGATGATGATGGTTTGGGCAACATCAATATCTACCGCTTTAACAGCGCAAGAGAACGTGTCAATGTTGTTTCTAATGCTGGTACAGTAAATTACGCAACAGGATTAGTTGAAGTTGAAAATTTTGCTCCAAGCGCATACTCTGATATTCAGATGAAAGTGACTGTTACTCCCGATCGTTTGGATGTTATTCCCGTTCGTGAGCAAATTCTTTTGATGAACTCTGGAGATGCAGTAATCAGCATTGTTGGTGAGTTAACCTAATGGCAGTTCTGGAAAAAATTTCAAAACTGGTTAGAAACCAGTTTCCCGATTTTTACAAAGAAGATGGAGAAGGATTCCTTCTCTTCATTCAGGCATACTATGAGTACATGGAGCAGAATGGCAAACTAACCGACGCCATTCGCAACCTTGAATCATATCGTGATATCAGTACAACCACTGACGAGTATCTAACATACTTCTTTAATACGCTAATGCCTTCGATTCCCGAAGACGTGCTTGCTAACAAGCGTTTGATGGCGAAATATATTAAAGAATTTAATCTATCACGTGGTACTCTCGCCTCATACAAGTTGTTGTTCCGTACTATTTACAATGAAAGTATCGAACTCTTTTATCCATCAGATTCTATTCTTAAGGTTTCTGATGGCGACTGGCGTATTGATCAATATCTTGTTTGCAGCTATCAACCAGCAACATATACCTTTATTGGGAAAACAATCAAAGGAACATCTTCTCAAGCAGAAGCACTCGTAGAAGATGTTGTTCGCCGAACTGTTCGTGGTCGAGATTTGATGCAGATTCTTGTATCAAATGTTAAAGGTACATTTAATCACTTAGAACCAATTCGTTTACTGTCTGATACAAATGCAACTGGCCACACGCCGATTATTGAAGCTGGCATCAATAATGTAACAATTACATCTCCTGGTGGCGAATATCGTAATGGTGATGTTGTTCGTTTGATTTCTCCTGATGTTGGTGAGTTTGCTAAAGTTGTTGTTATTGGTACAGTTGACCTTGGTGGTACACTTACATTCTCAATTGAAAATGGTGGTTCAGGTTACACAACTTCAACCAGTAACGGTGGAACAACGATTGAACTAATCGGAGGCGATGGTTCTTCGCCAGCAAGTTTTGTTATTGGTCAAACGGATATTAATGACACCTTTGCGATTTCAATTAATACTGATCTAATTCAAAGTAACACTGTTTTTGGATCTATGGCTCCAGTAATTACGAATGCTGATGGTGCGCCAAGAGCAATGAATCCATTTGCGAATGTAATTATCTCAGCAACTGATTATGGTTTTAGAGAATCGGGCACGGAAGTTCTTGGTAACAGAAGATACAGCGATCATGCGAATGCTGTACTTGTAGTTGCAAACACTACTAATCCAGGAATTACGGTTGGTGCATCTTTGTTTGGTGTTACTTCAGGTGCTAATGGTACAGTTACAACAATTCGTAGAGCGCATAACGGTACGAATGTTGTTATTGGTGTTGATACATACAAAAACTTTACTGGCTCTGAAAAGATAAACATTAGCACTTCTTCTGGTACAACAGTTGGTACAGTTACTTCATTTACAGGTAACACCGCTGGCTGGATTCCGCTATCAATTGCAGTTATCTCTGGCCAAGAACTTTCGGTTGGCGATGAAATTCGTGGAAGATACTCAAATGCTATTGGTGTTGTCACTCATGTTGGCGACGCTAATACAGGTGCATATACTGCACCATCAACTGTAGTTCGTGATGTAATTACATATCGTGTTGCTGCTAACACAAGCGCAAATCTTACCAGTCAGTTTACTGCTGGACCAATTAAACCGTTTTCTCATTACGAACCAATTGCTTTGGTAACTGCGAACACAACAGTTGGTAATGTTGTAGATTGGTCAGTTACTTCTAATGGTATTATTGAAAATGTATATACTAAACTTGAAGACGCATTTAATTTCTTAAATACAACCTTCGGCACCATTAGAAAACTATCAAATATTGTTGGTGGTTCTGGTTACTCACGTGCCCCAACGGTTCGTGTACGATCTAATGATGTTGCTGCGCTTGGTATTGGTGAATCTTGGATTACCATGACCAGTACAGATTCAAATCTTAATCTTATCGACACAAGCGATAGATTGCATCAAACGAGCGAACAAGCATTTGGTGATATTAAACAAATCTTCAGCAAACAACTTCAGCCTGATGGAGTTACCTATGAAGTTGTTGCACGTGTATGGCAAGATTTCGGCAACCGTGATCCTGATGGAAAAGAATATGCATTGGGCGCAGCAACTTTGAGAAGAATGGCTGGTTCTTGGATTCCTGGGTATCATACTGATACAAGAACGCTAGATGGAACTGTTAATGTTACCATCACCGCAATTGATGATAGAGGTGTTCTTGGTAAGAATGCACGTATTAATGCTGGTGTTGGTGCGAACGGTACGATTACTGCGATTCGTACTCTTGACTCTGGTTTCTCTTACAAACAAGGTGAAGAAGTTATCCTCGAAGCAACGAATCGTCCCCTTGCTACTGGCGGTACAGGCATAATTAAACTTTCAGGTGTTGCAAATGCTGAAGGTTATTATGCAACAACAAGAAGTCATGTATCAACCGCTCGTGGTTATATTCAAGACGGCAGATATTATCAAGAGTTCTCATACGAAATTATCTCACCAATTTCTTTGCAAAGATATCGTGACTATGCATTAAAGTTGGTACACCCAGCTGGTCAGGCATTGTTTGGTAAGTTCCGTTCGCAGTCGAATGTTTATGTTGATGTAACTGCAAATACATCGTACACTAAGACGCTAATGTCTAATGGTACAATTTCAATTACTAAGACCGCAGCGAATGGTACAGTTGCGATTCAGAATGGTAACAACTATGTTGTAGGCACATCTACCAACTTCTTGGGTGAGTTCGGTAATAAAGCAGTTGCTGGTAGCGTAGAAGTAACAGCAGCAAATTCAACTGTAATTGGTACTGGAACTTCGTTTACAAATTATGCAGTTGGCGATTTGTTGCAAGTTGGCAACAACGATTATGTTATTAAGACTATCGCCAACAATACAGTTATGTCAGTAAGACCTGATGTAAACTTGAAGGGTGCTTCTTCTAACTCCAGTTACACCGTAAATGGTAAGAGCAGCTTTATCGTAGAATGGGATCCAGGTGCTGGTATTCCAAATCGTTTTGTTGAAGTTGGTTTTAGTGCTAACTCGGCAACGAATGTAATTCTAACTGATAACTGGATCTTTGGCACGATTACTGGCGCAAACATTTACTTTGCAAACTCTCATACTATTGCTGGTTCTTCAACTACATTGACCAGCGAGTTTGCGAACGGTGATGTTATTCTTATTGAAACTGCGCATAAACAATATGACAAACTCGTACTAAATAAGGTGAATTCCGCTACTTCTGCAAATCTTGCTTCTAAGTGGGTTAAGGCAGACCTTTCTGGTGCGAATGCTTATTATATTTCAGGAACTTTCTAATGGCTGTTTATAGATACGCTACAAAAGACCTTTCAATCACTAACGCAGAGGCATTTAAAGCAGCACTCAGCGCAAGTGATGGTAGATCAACTAAGAATTCTGTTATTCTTTATGTTTGTATCGGTAGAACAAATCCTTGGCCAAACGAACCAACGCCTGAAAATCCACCAGACAACGAACAGTATTTGCATTATGAAGTAATGCGTAGAATGATTGGTGCTAAAAAAGTAACCACTGGTGATGTAAGTCATGTAATTCCAAGATATGACTGGACTTCTGGTACGGTCTATTCAATGTATCGTGACACCGATACAGACATGTATGAGCGTGCTTGGTATGTTCTTACTGATGAAAATAATGTGTACATTTGTTTGTACAATAACAAAGGTGCGCAGTCAACAATTAAACCTACTGGATTCTCAACGCTTCCATTTACAACCTCTGATGGTTATACATGGAAATATTTGTACACCATTTCGTTGGGCGATGCGCAAAAGTTTATGACTGCGGTTCATATGCCAGTCAAAACTATTACTGCTGCTGATGGTTCTATTGAATCTTCTCGTCAGCTGGCGGTACAAAACGCAGCAGTGAATGGTGCGATTCTAGTTGTCGAAACAAATCAAACTGGTTCGGGATATTATCAAGTTGCGAATGCCGCAGTTGTTTCAGCAGGCGTTAATACTCTTAGAATTTCTGCTACGGCAAATCCAGAAACGACTGATAATTTTTACAACGGTTCGAGCGTATATGTTACGGACGGAACTGGTGCTGGACAGTTGCGTAGAATTATCAATTGGTCGGGTTCTACTAGAACGCTGACTGTAAACACTGCTTTTGCTACAGTATGTAACACAGACTCACGTGTTATTATTTCTCCAACCGTTACGATTATCGGCGATGGTCAAGGAGCAAAGGCATATTCATTAGTTGATACAAGTACAGGAGCAATTGCTAATGTTGCTGTAATTAATGTAGGTTCTGGTTATACACGTGCGCAAGCATTAATTACTGCAAACAGCACTCACGGTGCTGGCGCAACAGCAAATGTAATCATTTCTCCGCTTGGTGGTCATGGCCATGATCCGATTCGTAATCTTCATGGCGATAAGCTGATGCTTAATGTTCAGTTTAATGGTTCTGAAGGTCAATCAAATACTGGTAAAGGATACGTTCCTTCAAACACTGAGTTTAGAACAATCAGCATATTGCGTGATCCAGTTCTAAAGGTTGATGCAAACAACGATATCGTTTCTGTTGAACATATTGCTAACACTTCTAATTCTCCAGCAACTTTGCGTTTGACAACTCGTTTTGGTATTTCTTATTTGAGTCCAGAACTTATTGGTAACATTGTTCCTAACAATATTCTTACCAATTTGCGCAACTATAATCGTGCAGTATCTGGTGAACTTGAATTTGTAACGCAGTTTGGTACAGCTGCAAGAACAGCAGCTGCTCTTTCTAACGCAGTACTTGCTGCAAACTGTAATGTTGTATATGCAAGAGATGATGAAACAGTTGACGATTCATACTTTCAAACTCTGTATATAAATAGCGTAGAAAGTTACAGCGATTATCCTGCTTTTACTAAAGATGATGTTCTGTTAAAGAGCACCAGTGCAACTCCATTGGCTACTGTTGAATCAATTAGTGGTCCAGAGGCAAATACATTCTCTGGAGAAATTATCTTTACAGAAAATGTACAAGCAGTAACTCGTGACCCAGACCAAATTGAAGATATTAAGATCATTCTAGATTTCTAAGGATAAGATAAATGGCAATCGAAACCAATCTTAATCAAAGTCCATATTTTGACGACTTTGTCGGCACCGAAGAAATCCAAGGTGCAGTTGATAAGAACTATCACCGTATTCTCTTCCGCCCAGGATATGCAGTACAGGCTCGTGAATTAACGCAGCTTCAAACGATTCTGCAAAATCAGATTGAACGATTTGCTAATGAAGTATTGGTAGATGGCACTGTTGTAACAGGGGTTGGTCTTACGACCTCTCAGATTGATTATGTTAAGTTGCGTGACAAGGATGCAAACAATCGTGTATTGCTGCTTGGTGACTTTTTCTCAGGCGGCGCAATTGCGAATGTAACAATTACTGGTTCTGATTCTGGCGTTACTGCTCGTTTGGTTGATGCTAAAGAAGGTTCTGAGACTGCTGCTCCAAATTATCTTTCTTTGTTTGTACAGTACACTAACTCTGGCGTAAACAATACAGCAAAAGCATTCGCTAACAACGAAACACTGATTGCTCGTTGGACTGCTAACAACACATTTAAAGTTGCAGCAAACACGATTGTTACTGGTGCAACTGGTAAAGGTTTCCGTGCCACTGTTTCCGATGGTATCATCTACCATAAGGGACACTTTATTCGTGTTACACCGCAAAGTATTGTTGTTGAAAAGTACAACACTACTCCTAGCAAAAAACTTGGTTTTGAAACACGTGAATCTATCGTAGATTCAAACGCTGATTCTTACTTGTTGGACAACGCAACTGGCGCAACTAACTATGCCGCTCCAGGTGCAAATCGTCTTAAGCTGAACCCAGTTCTTGCTACTCGCAGCCTAACTGCAGCAAATACTACAACTTTCTTTACTATCGCCAACATCGAAAATGGCAGCGTAATTCAGCGTTTTACTGATACCACTTATTCTGATATTGGACAATATATCAATCAGAAGTTCTTTGAAACTCACGGTAACTATGCAATTGAACCTTTCAATATTCGTATTCGTGAGCATTTGAAGCGCACCGATAACCTTGGTCGATATAATGCTGATGGCGGTGGTTCTAAAGATAAGTTGGTTGCTGAAGTTGAAAAAGGTATCGGTTATGTCAGCGGTAATCGCATTTCAGTTGAAGATACATTGTTCCGTGATGTTGATAAAGCAACTGACTATGCTGTAACCGATAATCGCACTGTTGGTATGTCGCTTGGGCATTATGTTCTTTGTAAAGAAGTTGTTGGCCAGTTTGACTTTAGAAACCTTAAAGTTGTTAAGCTGTACAGCGCAGCGCAAAAAGGTATCTCTAAGAAAACATTAGGTCAAACTGCTGCAGCTGGTACTGCTATTGGTGAAGCACGTGTTCGTGGCATCGAATGGGATTCAGGTACGATGGGTCATTGGAATGGTCAATTCCGTATCTATCTATTTGATGTAAGAATGTACAGCGGTTATTCGTTTGCCGAAGTTCGTTCTATCTATGATGGTACTCGTGGCGGTTCTTTGAACGCTATGGCTGACATTGTTCTTGAGTCTGATGGTACTGCTAAGATTAAGGAGCCAGGACTTAATAGTCTTGTTTTCCCATTCACTCAGAAAGGCACCAAAACACTAAGAGATTCTTTAGGCGCAATTGATACAAAATTTGTAGTTCGTAAGTCAGCTGCAGTTACAATTGGAACTGCTGGAACAATTACAAACTTTGGTACTGCAAACGCAGCTGGTGGATTTACTGACGAAGACCATAACGATTCAGGTACACTAGATGTTTCTGATCGTAGAAATTTCATTATCGTTTCTCGTGCAGCAGCAACATCTGGCAATAAAACAGGTAATGTAAGTGCTTTTAGCGGTAATACAATCACAGGCTCTGGTACAAATTTTGATGGTGATTATTCTGTGGGCGATTTTATTACTTTCGTACATGGCGCTAACACTATTCTTGAAAGAATTACTGGTATTACAAACGACACCACTATTCGTGTTGCAAATACATTCAGTTACACTGGAGCTGGGTTGACGCTTAATCACAAAGCGTCTTATCCAGCAGGAACCATTTTTGACCTTACTGCTAACGGTAGCATTACTGGTACTGAAGATACATTGACAATTAACACTGGTCGCAAACTTGCTTCCGATACTGATGCTACAGTTTACTGGGATGTAATTCGTTACAATGCAGTGCATGCTGATAAGACTGTCAATAAAAACAAATATGTACATATTAACTGCGGCAATAATGTAACCAATAATCTTGGACCATGGTGCCTCGGCGTTTCTGATGTATTTAAACTGGTTGGTGTTTGGAAAGGTTCTAACACTGGCGTTTCAACTTCAGATATTGATGTAACAACTCATTTTGAACTTGATACTGGTATGAAGGACGGTTACTATGGACCATCATATCTAAGAAAGAAAGCAAGCAGCTCATTGTCTTTGTCTGCTTCTGATGGTTTGATGATCAAGTTTAATTACTTTGGTAGATCAACTTCTAATGGTTATGCCTACACTTCAGTTGACTCATACCCAATTGATCCTAACGAAAATAGCTCAAATACAACTGCCATCACAACGCAAGAAATTCCTATTTTTACATCACCAACAACTGGTCGCCGTATAGACTTGCGTGATGCGGTTGACTTCCGTCCATACATGGCCAACACTTGTTCTCCTGGTACAACAGGTACAGTAGCAAATGCACCAACTAATCCGCATGTAGGCAATACATTCTCGTACACAGATACTGCTGGTGTGTATAATATTTCGCCAAGTGAAAACTTTATTTGCGACTTGCAATATTATTTGCCACGCAAAGATCGTGTTGTATTGACCAAAGAAGGTGAAGTTGAAGTAATTAAGGGTGTTGCTTCTGTAACCCCAAGAACACCAGACGAAAGAGCTGGTTCAATGACTCTTGGTGTTTTGAACATTCCAGTATATCCTTCGCTTTCTCCATATGTTGCTAAGGCATATGGTCGTCAAGATTATGCAGTAACGCTGAATCTTGAGAACAATCGTCGCTATACGATGAAGGATCTGCGTGCAGTTGAACAGCGTGTTAAGACGCTTGAATACTATTCTTCATTGAATGCGCTTGAAGCGTCTGCTAAGAATAAGCAGATCTTTGGTTCTACTGGTATTGACCGCTACAAAAATGGGTTCTTGGTTGATAACTTCGACGGACATAATATCGCTGATACAACTAAGGTTGGTTATCGTGCTGCTGTAGATAGAAATAGAACTCAGTTGCGCCCAACTTATGTTCGTTCAGATGTAAGTTTGGCTAAGGATGTTTCTTCCACATCTACCAATGTAACTAACAACAACGGTATTGTAACACTTTCTTATACTAATAACACGCTGATTGATCAGAAGTTTGCAAGTAAGTTGCGCAATCCAGTACAAGAACTGACATTTAACTGGAAAGGTGAGATTATTCTTAATCCTCCAGCTGATAATACGCCTGACATTACTACGCTACCAGATATTCAGATTGACTTTGATGGTATGTATCAAGCAATTCAAGAGATTGCTGATCGCACTGGCATTACTGGCACTGATTGGGGTAATTGGATTACAACTTCTTCTACAAGCACAACCACAAACCTTGGTGCTGTTGGCGGCGGAAACTGGAGTGGGTTTGTTCAAGAAACTACAACTCAGACAGATCAAATTCGCAATGGTCTTCAAACTACTCTTAGTGCATCAACTGAATCGTTTGAAATTGGTAACTTCGTAGAAAATGTTGCAGTTCGTGAGTATATGCGCTCTCGTTTGATTGAGTTTACTGGTGTTCGTATGAAGCCAAATACCAAAGTATATCCATACTTTGATGACGAATTGGTGGAAGAATATTGTACGCCAACAAATAATCTGTTTGCAAATACTGCTAATGAAGGTGGTCCGCTTGTAACTTCAAATACAGGTACAGTTTATGGTATATTCCGTGTGCCAAATGATGATCGTTTGAAGTTCCGTGTTGGCACCAAGCGTTTCACGCTGAAAGATGTTGCGAATACTCAAACGCAGTCTTCGTTGCTGACTACATCAGCTCATGGCGATTACACCTCTATTCCGCTTGATGTTACTCAGCGTGGTTCTTCGGTCAACATGGTTATTCCGCAGATTTCTGAAAATGTTGTAACTGACAATAGAACATTAACATCTGTTAGAACGGCAACAATTGTTACTAATCGTTGGGATCCACTAGCACAAACCTTTACAGTTGCTGCTGGTCAGTCTGAAGGTGTATTTGTAACCAAGCTAGATCTTTGGTTTGGTCGCAAGTCAAGCACTTATCCAATTACAGTACAGTTGCGTGAAGTTGAAAATGGTTTCCCAACAACCACAATCGTTCCTTATGGTTCAGTAACTCTACAACCAAGCGCAGTAACTGTTTTTGGTAATAGCGCACCAACCAGTTCTGCTACTTCATTTACATTCCCGTCGCCAGTATTCCTCAAGAACAATACTGACTATGCATTTGTTGTAATGCCTGGCGGCAACAGCGATGATTATGCACTTTGGTGTGCTGAACTTGGTGGTACAGATGTAAATACAAACGAACTGATTCACAAGCAACCAGCTGGCGGTGTATTGTTCACTTCTGCTAACGATAGAACGTGGAATGCCATTCAAAGCGAAGATGTTAAGTTTAAGCTGCATAAAGCGCAGTTTACAACCAGCACTGGTACGCTGTATGTTGAAAACGAGAATGATGATTACTTCTCGATTGACAACATCGGCGGTTCTTTCAACTACGGCGAAAAGGTTGTAGCTGAATCTGTACTCCGTATCTCTGGTGTTACAGGCAATTCTGCTGGTCAGTATATTACAGTCGGTACAGTAATCGCCAACAATAGAAATACATCTACGGCTGCGAACGGTGTTGTTCGTGAGATTGTACAAGAATACGCAAACGGTGTATGTATTGTTAAGATTGATCCATACAACTCTGCTAAGTTTGATGCTATGGCAGCAGGTTCTCGTTTGATGATTTATGGAACAAACTTCACAACTGGTATGGGCGAAAAGAGTTCTTACTCCGCAAACACTCGCAGCGGTTTCGTTAAGTTCTATGATCAAACTGCTGGTAAGTTGTTTATTTCTAGTTCTACTGGCACTACAGCAACTCCATTTGCTAATGGTTTTGTTCGTGGTCAAAATTCTGGCGGATCAGCAAGAGTAACAACTGTTGATAATATCACTATGAATACGCTGGTTCCAAAGATTCCACAGATTACTTATGGTAACACTAGCGTTTCTTGGACAGCTAAAACTACCTCTTCTGGTGGTGTAGTTGGAACAACTTTTGAAAATATTGATCTTCAGGCTGAAAATAACTTTACTGATGGCGTGAAGAAGATTTTCTCCAAGTCTAACAAGGCAGGTAGAACGCTGATTCTCAAGGGTGTAATGAATACAACTGATCCTAATGTATCGCCAGTAATTGACAATACACGTGGTAATGCAGTTGTACTTGAAAACATTATTGATACAGCTGCAGCTTCTACTGAAGAATGGAAAGACGTCGGTAATGCTAAGATGCGTTATATGACACGCCCAGTAACATTGGCTGATGGTCAGGATGCTGAAGATCTGTTGATTTATGTTTCAGCTTACAAACCATCTACAACTGGCATTAATGTATATGCTCGTATTCATAATCCTGAAGATTCTGAAGGATTTAATGATAAGGATTGGACGCCACTTCGTCAAATTACTGCTGCTAACACTTACTCAGATACAGTTGATCGTAATGACTTCAAGGAATTTGAGTTTGGTTTCTCGGCAAATACTGATGGGCAAAATTTCCTTGGCTCAGGTTACGCAAACAATCATGCATATCTGAACACTGGCAATAATGAAGTTGTTGCTTATCTTTCTGGCGATGGTTCTTATCATCATACCTTTAAGACTTATGCGATCAAGATTGTAATGACTGGCGAAACCTCTGCCGTTGTTCCTTTGGTTCGTGATATGAGAGCAATCGCACTGCAAAAATAATGAAATCCTTAAAAATTAAAGATAATGAAGACTTGATCCGTGATACCAAGTCAAATGCGGTGCTAAATACTGATATGAGTTCGCTCGAAAAATACCGAGCTCGCAGAGATAAAGAAAGACAAATGTCGTCTGATGTTGATGAACTGAAGCAGAGGATGACCAATATAGAGCAACTGCTTCAACAACTTGTAAATAGAGAAACCAAATGACTGTAACTGTAGCAAATACTAATCTAAACAACAGTTTCAATAGTTGGCGACTGAACACGAATTTGCTCGCTACTGTAATGAGTAACAATGTTGTTACCGTTATGCGAGATAAGACTGGGCAAGGTCGTGGCGGCTCTGTTACTGGTAACGCTCATATTAGCGGCACATTCTCAGCAACTACGCTTAGAACTGGAACACTCAGGTCAGGTAACACTACTGATACTGGTGGTTGGTTGTATGTTAAATCTAACACTTCTATCAATGCAACTTCATTAGCAATTGTTGCTAATACTACGATTGCTGGTAATGTTATCATTAACACTACTGGTTCTCAAGTATTTAATCTTGGTGATGTTTCTCGTTTGCGTCTTGGCGGCGGTAGCATTGGACAGTATCTTAGAAAAGGTGCTTTAGGAAAACTTGATTTTGAATATTTGACGCTGCGTCAAATAACTGATCTTTCTTCCAACTCAGCTCATATTATTCTTTCAGCTGCTAACACATCATTTAGCGATAATGGCGATTCACCACATCTTCGTTTTAGTGGTCTGGCTGACAAAATTGATGTATTTCTCGCTGCTGACGCTACTCCTGGCGATTCAGATCTTTACATTAAGTTGGTTGATGCTGGCGGGGATTCTGCTCTAGTTATTGCTGACTCTGCAAATAATCGTGTAGCATACATTAATTCAGACGGCAACATTACTGCAAAAACAGCGCAGTTTAATGCTATAACTGCTAATGGTCATATTCTTCCAGGCACTGATGATTTGTATGATCTTGGTGCTTCTGGTCAAGAGTTCCGCAATCTGTATATTGACGGAACTGCCGAGGTTGACGTCCTAAGCGTCGCTACAGGAGCCTCTCAGGGCGTCGCTGCTTCGCTTATTCCTGTAACTGACGCAGCTGGTGCGCTTGGCACAACCACTCGCAAGTGGAGCGCCATGTGGGCTGACACGACGAATGGCGGAACAGGTGTATTCAATACGCTTGGTGTTTCCAGCACACTAAATGTTAATGGCGCAGCAACCTTTAACAGCTCAGCAACCTTCAATGGTAGCGTAACACTAGGTGATGCTGATACAGATACAATTACACCAAAGGGCAAGTTCGCTAATCTTGCAGTAACAGGTGTTGCTTCCTTTAATGGAACAACCAACTTTAATGGTACAATGAACATCAATGGCAATGTCAACTTGGGTGACGCTGCTCTTGACTCTTTGACTGTTAAATCAGGTTCTACTTTCCAAAATGATGTTAATATTGGTAGCGACAGCACTGATGTATTGACTATTTCTTCAAAAGTTGATTCAAACATCATTCCAGTTGTTAATGATGGCACTGGTCACTATACACTTGGTTCTACTGCCGCTCGTTGGAATGGCGTATATGCCAATACTCTGTATGCGAATACAGTAAGCGTCGATAATGACGCTACAATTAATGGTGATCTAACAGTTGTTGGTGCGGTAAATATTTCTTCTGGTTCTGCTATTGCCGCACCAACTGGTACATTTACAACCTTAAATGTTAATGGAACATCAAATCTTAATGGCACAGTAAATCTTGGCGATGCTTCTGCTGATAATATTAATGTGAATGGATCAATTAACACTGACATCATTCCAGTTACAGCTGAAAGACATAACCTCGGCACTTCCTCAAGTAAGTGGCATCAAGTATATGCTAACAATGTAACAGTTGGCGACGAAATGACAGTTACAAATAGACTGTCAATTACCAAGAATCTTGTTGTTAGCGGCAACACTCAAATTACAAACAATTTGAATATTGACGGGAATATCACTGCTGATGGCACTTGGAAAAATGACGCTGTTGTAGTTGTTGGTAAGAACGCAAAACTTCACGCTAACAATACTATCACCAATGGCACGCTTCTTAATGCGATGTTGTTAAACTCTTCCGTCAGTCTTGCTGCTGATAGCGGAACAACCAATGCATTAAATCTTGGTGAAACATTTACAATTTCTGGTGGCGAAGGTATTGACACCTCTGTCGTTGATAATACGATTACAATCGCAGGTGAAGACGCAAGTACAACTAACAAGGGTGTTGCCTCATTTAGCGCAACAAACTTCAGTACATCTTCTGGTGCAGTAAGCATTAAGTCTGCTGGTGTACCAAGTGCTGCCCTTGTAGATACTGGGGTTGTTGCTACATCTTATGGCTCTTCTACCGCAGTTCCTGTTATTACTGTTAACAGCAAGGGTCAAATTACCTCAGCAACAACTTCTACAGTTGCTGGCGTTACCAATGTAACATATACCCAATCGAATAATGTTATCACTGTTGCTACTGCTGCTGGTTCGTTTAAGGCTGACATTGATGCGGCAACGACAACCTCTGGTACTGGTCGTGGCGTTGCCTCGTTTGACACTAATGGATTCTCGCTTTCTTCTGGTCACGTTTCTCTTAAGAACGCAACCACTGGTGCAGTTCTTGCAATTAATGGTACTGCCAATGAGGTCAATGTATCTCGCAGCAACGGCACAGTAACTGTTGGTTTGCCAGATGATGTAACTGTAACAGGTCAGTTGAATGTCGGTGAAAACATTGTAGTTTCTGGTAATCTTATTGTTCAAGGTACAACTACAACGGTCAACTCAGAAACTGTTAACATTGCTGACAATCTTATTGTTCTTAACAGTAACTACACTGGCTCAACCCCATCAGAAAACGGTGGTATTGTAATTGAACGTGGCACTCAAACAAATAAATCTTTTGAATGGGACGAAACACTGGATCGTTGGACTGTCGGTTCAGAAACAATGGTTGCTGGTACATTTATTGGTGCACTAACTGGTAATGCAGCAACAGCAACTAAATTAGCAACTGCTCGGTCAATTGGCATTTCTTTGTCTGGGGATGTAACTGGTTCTGGTTCCGCTAATTTTGATGGTTCTGGTAACATTACCATTACCGCATCAAATATGGCAGTACAACCCAATTCCGTTGCTCTTGGAACAGATACGACAGGAAACTATGTCGGCACAATTACTGCTGGCGCTGGTATTGATACAACTGGAGCGACTTCAGGCGAAGGTATTGCGCACACAATTAGCGTTGAATCGGACCTTCGTGGTGATGTATTCTACATTGGTCAAGACACCAATGATTATTATTATGTTGGCACAACTACTCATGACTGGTATCTTGACGGCACATTGGATATGCGCCTTGAGAATGATGGCGATCTTCATGTTGATGGATCAGTTGTTGCATACTCAGCAACGACCTCTTCTGATCGCAAATTAAAGGAAAATATTACTAATGTGAATAATGCATTAGATAAAGTTCTTCAATTAAATGGTGTAGAATTTACATGGAAGAAAAATAATGAACGTGGTGCTGGTGTGATTGCGCAAGATGTGGAAAAGGTGTTGCCGCAAGCTGTTAAAGAAGTTGCTGATTTGAAGACAGGTGAACCATATAAAACTGTACAATATGATGCGCTGCATGCATTGCTTATCGAATCCATTAAGGAATTAAAAGCTGAAATTGATGAGCTCAAAAAGAATAAATAGAGTCAGGGGTAATTCAGCATGGCGGCAAAAGCAAATATTGTAGTCGATCAAGGAGCAGATTTTTCTACAACAATCACTGTTACTGATGCGAACGGAGATATTGTAGATCTTTCTGGCTATACTGCGGAAGGGCAAATTCGCAAACACTACACATCATCGACTAAAGTTGATCTTATAGCGTCTTTTGGTACGCCGAGAACTGACGGATTATTGACACTTTCTCTTTCCGCAGCAAACACTTCAGCTATGGAAGCTGGTCGTTATGTTTATGATGTTAATTTAACAGCATCTGGTGGTACAGTTTCTAGAATGGTTGAAGGTATTTGTACTGTTACTCCTCGTGTAACGCAGTAGGAGAAACGCAATGTCAGACTTCAAAGTAAAACTGTCCCCAACAAATACAAGTTTTACTCTTAAGAATACAACTGTAAGCCCAACACGTCTTGATACGCTTAATGACGTGAGCGAACCAGATGCTGCAAAAGTTGATGGTGCGATTCTTATCTATGATGCAGACAGCGATACATATGTTTTATCACAAGCAGTGTTTGAATCTGACGGAAATGGAAATTATATTTTGAAAGGTGGGGGTTTCTAATGGCAAATAATGTCATTATTTCAATCAGAACATCTCAGACTACAGATACTCCTGCCAGTCTTGCTAATGGCGAACTTGCATATTCATACTCTTCTGACAAACTATATATTGGTAAGACTGCCAATTCAAGCGTTGCGCCTGTTGTAACATATATCGGCGGCAAAGTTATTGTTGATAAGGTTGCTAACCTAGAAGCATATTTGTTTAGCGGTGCTGGACAAATTACAACAGCAAATGTATTGGTTACAGATACTATTAAATATCAAACTGGTGCATATGCTAATAATGGTGTGATGTATGTCAAGCGAAGTGGATCTGTAGATTTTGCGACTGGCTCTATGGGAAGTCTGCTACAAATAGCAGCAAATGGTGTACCAATTTTTGATGAACTAAATGGTGGAATATATTAAACATGGGCGAATGGAAGGATGCGGAAGAAATTCTTCACATATATGATCAACAAACAGAACGACAAATAATTGAACTGAACAAAATTATTGTTGGTCTAAGAGCAAGAATTTACCATCTAGAACAACAGCTTGAAGAAGCTGAGCGAGTTCCTGTTCCAAAATCTGTAATTAGGCAGATTGTAGAGCTTGAGCATAAGATCAGAAAGCAGGAAAAAGACATTGAATACTACAGAAAATTTGTTGCGCCCCAAGTAATTATAAATAAAGAAAACAAAGAAAAGCCAACTCGTAGGGGTGGCATACCAAAATAATAACAGGAGCGTCCGAAATGGCATCTATTATTAAACTAAAGCGCAGTTCTACTACAGGTGCTGTGCCATCGCTTCAGACAGGCGAAGTTGCTGTTAACTTATTTGATCGAAAGATCTATGTAGGTAATGGTGCTGGCTCAACTGCTATTGGCGGTGAAGACTTCCGACTTACTACACAGGCTTCTGGTTCTGAAGGCGCATACCTCAAACTGCTTGGCGAAAGTGTACTTTCAACCAATACCGTACTTCTTTCTGCAGGCGAAGGGATTAACATTAATCGCCTTGCTAATGGTACAATTACTTTTGCTGGTGAAGATGCAAGCTCTTCTAATAAGGGTGTTGCTTCTTTTTCTGACACCAACTTTACTGTATCTTCAGGCGATGTTTCTCTTTCAACCGACATTTCCGTTAGTGGACAGCTAAATGTTGGTGAGAATGTTGTTGTAACTGGCAACGGTTCAGTTGGTGGCACATTTACTTCTACAGGACAAGCTACTTTTTCTAGCGGCATTGATGTTGATGGTACTGCTGCTCTAAACGCAATTACATGTACCACTCTTGGCGCAAACGGTAATGTTACTATTGGCGGCACGCTAACTACAACTGGGCTTACCACACTCAACGGTGGTATTACTGCTGACTCTGGCGCATTTACCGTAGCAGATACAACAGGTAACATTCACACTAATGGTACTTTGGATGTAGATGGCAATTCTACGCTAAATGGTACTTTAAGCGTTGATGGTTCTTCTGCTCTCAATGCTGTAACCGCAACTACAATCCAAGCCAACGGTGCAATTACTGGTTCAAGCACTCTGACTGTTACTGGTTTGACTACGCTGAATGGCGGTATTACTGCTGACAGTGGTGCGTTTACTGTTGCTGACACTTCAGGTAACATTGGAACTACAGGTACTCTGACTGTTACTGGACTTACCTCGCTGAATGGTGGTATCGCAGTTGACTCCAATGCATTTACTGTTGCTGGTGATGGCTCTGGTGACACTGTTATTGCTGGTCAGTTGAATGTTGGTGAGAATGTTGTTGTAACAGGTAACACCGCTATCGGCGGCAGTCTTACTGTTGATGGTAATCTGACCGTTGAAAGTGCGCTGACTTATATCTCATCTTCTACTGTATATACCGATGACGGTATGTTCAAGCTGTCTTCAAATAACGCAGCTGACTCTGTTGACTCTGGTATCTATGCTAAGTATATTGATGGTGCAACTTCAAAGTATGCTGGTTACTTCCGTGATGCTACGGATGGCGTGTTTAAGTTCTATAAGGAACTTCAGTCTGAACCTGCAAGTACAGTTGATGTTAATGGCACTGGCTATGCTCTCGCTCAGGTTGACATGATAATTGATGGCGGCACGTACTAAATAACTGCAAAAGAGATGGGGGAGCATATCTCTTTATAGAGAGCTCCCCCATTTTACATTTAGGTCTACATAGACCCTGACCACAACTAGGAAGTCATAGATATGGCATCGGTCGTCAAGATCAAGCGTTCCTCAGTACAGGGGAAAGCACCCACAACTAGCGACATTACAGCTGGAGAAATCGCTCTTAATACAAGAGACGGGAAACTATTCTCTAGTGATGGCACAGCTGTATTTGAAGTCGGCGCAAATCTACACTCATTATCTGTTGGTACAGGCGGAATTTCCGTCGGGAATGGAGCATTTACTCTTCCAACAACAGATGGTGTAGCAGATCAAATTCTTGTAACTGACGGCAATGGTGTTCTTCAGTGGAGAAACCAGTCTGGCGGTTCTGCTCTTGCATTTAAACAATATAGTTATATTGCTGCAAACAATCAATTAACATTTACTGGTGTTGATAATTTTGGATCAACGCTTGGTTATATTGAAGATAAAATTTCTGTATATCTAAATGGTGTTAAACTTCTTGCTAACACTGACTATACTGCAACCAA